AACACGATGACGGAACATATACTATTCACGGAATAGACTTCATGGAGTTAAGCCTTACACCTGTACCAGCAGACAAAGGTGCAACGTTTGGAATGGCAATAGTAGAAAGCATCAAGAAAAAGAATAGTACTATTAAAAAAGTAGAGTCAAACAATAACAGTCATATAATTAAACTGAAGGAGGATAATTCAAAAATGAATGATGACAATAAAGTTTTAGAAGAACTAGAAACTTTAAGAGCAGAAAAAATAGTAAGAGAACAAGTAGACTCTCGAGCACTATTAAAAGAAGAACTTAAAGCAGAAATTCTCGAAGAAATTAAAGTAACAGAAGACGCAGAAGAAGAAGCAGAAGTAGAACCTGAAACAGAACCTGAAACAGAACCAGAAGCAGAACCTGAAACAGAACCAGAAACTGAACCCGAAAAGGAAACAGTTGAAGAAGAAGTAGAAGAAATTGAAAAGGTAAAAGAGAAAATGAAAGGAAAAGTAAACAATGAAGTAGAAGTAACTAATGAAGATTTTAATGACTTAGTAATCACTACTGAAGGAGTTACAAGTGGTTACGCTATATTTCAAGAAAATATAGATAAACCAAGATTTAAGAGGTAAATTAAAGGAAAATGGCAGGAGAAATAGGAAACCCTTTAGGGTATGTACCAGTTTTCGGTGAACCAAACACTATTACAGGTTACGCAATCGCAGTAGTTAGTGGTGGAGCACCAGTTTATGCTAGTGGAGCAGCAGGAAATGTTGGTTCTCAAACAGAGAGTTATGCTACAACTGATATCAATTTTTTAACAGCCGCTAGTGGAGCATTATTTAACGGTGTAGCAATGGAAACAGTAGCTAGTGGAGCACCAGTAACAGTTGCAACTAGAGGAGTAGTAATCGGTGTAGCAATTGGAACAGTTACGGCTGGAACAGCAGTAGCAGTAGATGATGGTGGATTCGTGAACTTAGGTTCAGAAGCAGCAAGTACATTAGGATTTTACACATTTAAAAAAGTAGGAAGAGCACTTTCAAGTGCAGCAAGTGGTTCATTCTTTTTACTAGACTTAAATCCATAATTTAGAGGTAACGAAGAAAGAAAATGGCAGAATTAAAATATATAAAAGAACTGTTACAAACAGGTCTTGGAACTGAAGGACAATTATTAGTAGTTCGTAAAATTTACGATACTCTTATTGGAGAAGTCGATAAAAAACTTATACCTAGAAGTTTAGCTAGTCTTTATTTTGGCCCAGCACAAATACCTGGTTCAAGTGTAGACATTGATTTAGAAACACCTAATAAAATGGATGTTAGACTTGTTGGTGAAGGAGCAGAGATTCCTATGGATGAAACAGAGTATTCTAGTTTCAACGTTAAACCAGATAAGTACGGTGTAGCAATTAGGATTACTAGTGAAATGCTTGAAGATGGTAAATGGAACTTATTACAACACAACATCAAAGTTGCAGGTAAGAGATTCGCTGAAAACGAGAATAGCTTAATCATTACTCAAAGTCTTGATAACGCTACTAATACTGTTACAGGTGGAGCAGCTATTACTATAGCTAACATTACTAGAGGAATGCAGTACCTAGATGATTCAGATTACGAACCAACAACTTTCGCAATTGGTATGGAAGTATTAAATGACCTTAGAAATATTGACACTTTCGTTGAATATAATAAGTCAGGAAATATGGACATGCTTGATAAAGGTTTCAGAGGAAACATTTATGGTATGGAAGTAGTTAAAGTATCAACTAATGCTGGTATGACAACTACAAGTTCTTACATATTTGATAAAGAATGGGCATATTTGATTGCAGAAAAGAGACCTGTAAGCATTGAAGCAGTTACTTTACCAAGTTTTGATATGAGTGGAGCAGTTCTAACTCAAAGAATCAGGACTAGATATATAAGGGCAGCAGCTATTTGTAAGATTACAACTAGTTAATTCTAGTTGATTTTTATTTTTTTATTTTTTATTATATTATTAACTGAATAGATACGCACGGAATGGTGCAACAACTGGAAAAGCTATTGACTTAGCAGTTACAGCATTGGGTACAACTATAGAAAACAATATTTTTAGAAGTACAACTGAAACAGCAGCATATGGTATTTATATTGAAAGTGTATCAGACTTAACTATTAAAGATAATGTATTTACTAGTTTAGCTACAGCAATTTATGGAAATGCATCAGTAAAAACTATTTATAGATGTAAAATATTAAATAATTTGTTTGATGATAAAATTGATACTGCTGGAATTAATATGAGTGCTAGAGCTTGTTTAATTAAAGGTAATGATTTCACATCAGACACAACTCTTTTAATTGATACATATAAAGGTAGTGCAGGAGAAATGAATATTGTCACTGGAAACACTCTTATGTGTGCAAGTGCTTATGAAACAAATTGCACAGGAGCAGCATCTGATAATTGGCTTGGAAACTTTTGTAATGATACAGGAAGTTCAATGGTTGGTGATAATGGATTAACTATAGGTATTCCAACAGCTTAGGTAAATAAAGATGGGAAAACATAAAAAGAAAGAAAACATTATTGAAAAACCTATTATCGAAAAAGTAGTAGTTAAATCAGTAATCAAAAAAGAAAAAGAAATACTTTGTCCTAAATGTAAAACACCAATGGAACAACACGGTGGTGGACCATTAGGGTATAGTGATTTTAAGTGTCCAGCTTGTGGAGCAGGACTATCAAAGGTGATATAAAATGGGAAACTCAACAGGAAGCACAGTAATAGGATTAGTTCCAGGACTACCAGAACACTTAGGTGGTGGAATGGGATTAATGTATGTAGAAGGAAACCCTAGTGGAATAGTTAGTCCATTCGAGCCAGGAGCAAGAGTGGCATGTGGTGTTAGTGGAGCAGTACTAGCTTATGACACAGCAAACAATAAGGTTTACAGACACTTAGGTGGAACAGTCAATGCTGACTGGGAATACTTAGGTAGCACAGCATTTTAAACAATTTTTTAAAAGGTTCATATAAACCAAAGAAGTGGTATTGTGTGAACTATTTTTTATTAATGAGTAAGCAAAAAATGAGTGAAGAACCAATATTTATTACGGGAGCGAGAACAGATTATGATGACGACTATCATGATAACAGAAAAATCATTTTGTATGATGAGTTAACTAATAATTTTTATCTTCACGACGAAAAAAGCAATGATACTAGTTGGATTAGTATTGGGAGCGTTAAATAAAAAATGGGAGAATGGAACTTGGGTTCAGTAGCTGAAACAGTTTTAACAAGAGTAGATAATGTTCCAACAAATATTAGTGGTGACTTAATCAATATTGCTAATGAGACTAGACAAACAATTTACGAGTATACAGGACAAGACCCTGGAAGCACTGGTATAACACTTAAATTTCAACCAGCAATGATTAATATGGCTATAAGCGAGACACTCGGTTTAATGCAATTAGAAGGTGCTGATGTAGCAAGTATAAAACTAGGAGATTTTACTGAAAGTAAAGGTTCTGCTAGTAATATAGCTAATGCAATAGGTTATTTTGATAAAAAAGCCCATACTTCAATTAATAATATTGGTAGGAAATCAAGATATAATAGGACGTGGTAAATACAAAATGAGACAATTAAGATATATAGGAAGAAATGCTCCTAACGAATTAGTAAACGTTCCTGACAGAAAAGTTAATAAGTTCTTAAAAACTGGTTTATATGTTAGGCCTACTGATTACGGGATTATTGAAAAGGCAAGTGAAAACATTATTAAGAAACCAGTATCTGAAAATGCTGGTTGGATTGATAATTACCTTGCACAAAACACTCATACAGTTATTAAAAGTCTTAAAGAAGACGTTTTCGATGATGACACTCTTACAAAAATCTTGAGCATAGAAATAAATGATAAGAATCGAGAAAAAGTAAAAGACCAAATTAATATTCAAATAGGTGTGAATGTATCAGAGTAGTAGTATACTTTAAAAAATGGTAAATCCAACAAGTCTAAGAAATGACGTGAACGGAATTATTAATGAAAACGGTGTAACATGTCGTTTTCGGTACTTCACACCTACCTTTACAGGTTCAATGAGTTATGACGAGTATACAAGTCTTGCTCAAAGTGGTAATGATATATGGACTAGTGGGTTACCTCAACCAGTTAAAAGCAAGTGGGGTAGTGAAGAAGCTAGACTATTAGAGGCTGGAAGAATAACTACTAAGGATAAAAGACTTTATGTTTATGGTTCCATTAATGTTAGTGGGACACTCAAAATTCAGTTAGGAAGTCCTACTGGTGACCAATACGAGATTATTAATGATGTAGGAGTTCAGGATTGGCCTATCAATAATGTTTCGGTTTACAAGAAGTGTTTTATACGTTATTTACCAACTGGAAGCATTTATGGTGAGTAAATGACTAAACCAATGGATTTCGAAGTAACTGGAATAAAAGAAGTAAATGCCCAGTTAAAAAAAAACGAAATCAAAATTAGGAGAAGTATATCAACTGCTATGAACAAGATTAGTTTGTTTATGGAAGATGAAGTAAGACAAAGCATTACTGGTCATAGAAACGAACTAAAAAGTTTTGATACAGGAAACTTTTCTGCTAGGTTATCATCAAGAAACACATTGGATTCAGCAACTATCCAGGACGGAACTGGATACGGTAAATATTTAGAGTATGGAACTAGTAGACTAGGTGAAAGAAGACATTTCAGAAACAGTTTAGCAAGAAACAAAAATAAGATTACAAATTTTTTAAAATCAGAAATAAAGAAATCAGTATAAGTGAGTATTGATTTTTTCCAAGCGAGGAATAAAAAGATGGTTAGTACAAATACTATTATAAGCGATAGTGTTATATTTATAAGAAACAGGTTACGAAACGATATTACAGACCCTTTAAGTAGGGCTGGTAGTGGTAACCAATTTATTCTCTCAGGATATCCTAAACGTTCAACACATTACCCTATAATTACTGTTAGAAAAAGCAATTTTGATTTAGGACAACGCTTAGGAATGCAAACAGAAAAATATTATGCTACTTTAGAAATAGAAATAAGGGTTTGGGCTAGGAACGAAAAAGAGAGAGATTCTCTAACTGATTCAGTAATGACTAAGCTTAACAGTAACCAGTTTCCTAAAGCAACTACTAATACTAGTTCTAATGTAGGACTACACGACTTCAGAGTTTTAAGTGTAGTGAGCGTAGATGATATGCAAGGAGAAAACGGAGTCTTAAGTAGTATAATAACTATTCAAAATAAGTTTTTATACGGATTTTAATAATTAAATAGAGGTAATAAAAAGAAAATGGGACAATTTTTGGGAGACCAAAATCAAGTAGGGTACAAATTTACTAGTGGAACTTATGCAACTGCATCAGGTAATATATTGCAAAGTTTTGGTTTAGTACAAAGTAGTGACCCAGACGAGACAGTAAATATTTCTAGTATTAGATATACGGGTACTGAGAGTAGAGATGTTGGTAAGTTTGTAACTATAAGTAAAGATTATTCAGGAAAAATAACATATTTTCCACAAAACTTTAAGTTTGCATGGATGGCTTTTGGAAGTGTAGCTGATACTAGTGGAGCCACAAGCACTCACATTATTAGTGCTACTAATAGTGATGAAGGTAATTATTGTACTAGTGGAACAGATAGTAGATTCGTAGATTTTAGTTTAGAAGATGCACATCAACATAACGATACAGGACTTAATAGTATAAGAACATTTAATGGATGTAAAGTTAATTCGTGGAATATTGCAGGTAACGAAGACGACTTACTAAGTTGTGATGTTAACTATATTGCTCAAAGTGTAACACCTGGAAGCAACGCAGCAACTTCGTATACTGCTAGTACAGCAACACCATACGTTTTTAGTGATTGTTTGTTTCATTTTCCAAGCGGAACAGTTATTGATGAAATGATTAATTTTAGTTTCTCAATTAATAACAATTTAAAAGTTAGACATTACGGTAATGGAAGTCTTGTAATAGCAGAGCCAGTTCCTTTAAGCAGAGATTATAGTTTTAATGTAGGATTTGATGAGAATAGCGACCATAGAAAAACTTTTTATGAAACATATTTTCAAGGTGGAAGCACATTTAATTGTATGTTACAAATAGGAACAGCAGTTACTAACAGAGCATTTATTTGGATGAGTGGTTGTAGGTTATCAACTGATACTGCTCCTACATCAAATGAAGGAGTTATAGAAGAATCAATGACTATTATTCCTGGAACAGCTGGAATAAACGTTAGTGATACAACATCAAGTTACTTGCCTTGGTAAGTAATTTTTATTTTTTTATATTTTTTAAATATTAATAAAAGGTGATATAAATGACTGGATTTTTAAAGAAATCAAAAGAAATTTTATTTGAGAGAGATGAGACAGGAGAATTAATGCCTGAAATAATAGAGTTAGCAACTGAAAGAAAAGAAAAGATTGAGATACTACCTATTTGTAGAGCAGAAATAAAAAAGATTTTCAAAAAAAACATTGATAGCACGGATAACGATACTGATAAAGAAATAATTTTGAAGTATTGTGTTAACCCAAAGTTTGAAGAAGAAGAAATAACTCGTATGAAGCCTTATATGGTTGATGCAATAGTTGGTAGTATTTTGTGGGCTAGTGGACTAAAAGAAAAAAGCTTGTCTAAGACGGAGGAAGCTTTAACAAAAAAGTCTACAGAAGAGATTATATCAAATTAATACTTTTTTTACACGAGCATGGATATAATTTCTTCAACATTAACAAGTTGACGTATAACGAAATTGATACATTAATAGACGCTTTTAAGTATAAAGAAAAAGAACTTAAAAGGATTAGTAAACAACATAAAAAACGTAGAAGATAAAAAATGGTTTCATTAGGTGGATTCGGGGCAGGTATGGCAGGTGGTGCAACTGTAGCAATAGTTATTAGAGCTGTTGATAATTATAGTAAAGGTTTAAAAGGTGCTACTACTGCTTTAGAAAAATTTAAAAAGATTGGTATTGCTGTAGCTAAAGTTTATGCTATAGGAGTTGCAGGGGCATTCTTGATAGGTGTTAAAAATGCTGTTAGAGAAGAAAAGGCTGTTGCAAAACTTACGCAACAGTTAAAAAATCATAATCAGGCTACTAAAGAAAATATTGCTTCTCTTACTGACCTTGCTACTGAGATGCAAAACGTTACAGGCTTTGCTGATGACCAAATAATAGCTGGACAAGCAATGCTTGCCAGTTTCAGTTTAACGACTAAACAAATAAAAGAGTTAACACCTCACCTTCTTAACCTTGCTACTATGACAGAGAACTCTACTGGTGTACAAGCAGACCTTGCTACTACTGCTAAAATGGTTGGAGTAGCTCTTGGTGGACAAGCAGGTCGTCTTGTTCAAATGGGAATAAAAATTAATGATGCTGATAAAGCATTACTTAAACTTGCTGATGACCAAGAAAAAATTAATATTTTGATGAGAATTTTTGAGGAAAACGCTGGTGGTTTAGCAGAAGCAGTTGGTAATACTCTTCCTGGAAAAGTTCGTATTTTACAAGCAGCGTTTGGTGATTTAACTCAGAGTCTTGCTGAAGAAGGTGGGTTATTAGATATTCTTAATAGTATTGTTGACCTTGCTACTACTGCAGTAGGAAAATTTAATGAGTTAAGTCCTGAACAAAAAGGTAATATTGGTAAGATTGCTGCTGGAACAGCTATTGGTGTTGGAGCATTTGCTGCTTACAAAGCTGCTCAAGGTGCTACTCCTTTGAACCCTTTATTTGTTTCTGATGTTGGTTTGACAAGTGCAGTTGGTGCTGGTGGGGCAGTAGCGGGTGGAGCAGTATTAGGTGTTGGTGGAGCCGCAGCAGTAGGTGGTGGTGGTGCAGCAATGGTTGGTGGTGCAGCATTGATAGGACCAGCTATTCTAGCAGTTATAGCAGGAGCAGTATCTTATAATGTAGGTAAAGGATTAGCAGAATCAGTAATAGAAAATAGACGAACACAAAAAAACCCTATTATTTCAAATGACCCAGAATTAATGCTTAGAAGAGTAGATGTTATGCAAATGAGTTGGGATGAATTCTTGTCTTCTAGAGAACAAGAAAGTACACAATTAGACCTTCAACGAATACAATTAAACTCTCTTATTTCAGAAGAAAAACTTTATAACTCTGAGTTATTAAAGTTGAGTACTCAGTTCGATGCTGGAACTATTGATGCTGCTACTTATGGTTTAGCTCAACGAAACTTAAAACTTAATATAGAA